TCCTGGCAGGGCCGGGCCATGACTGCGCCATCTAGTCGCGACCCAGACGCCGACCGGCTGCGCGACCTGGTGGCGTTCCTGCGCGCGCTGGCGCCGTCGGTGCCGGTGGGTGAGGCGCTGCGCCAGTGGGACGAACAGCAGGTCCAGACATAAGCAATGCGCCCGCCCCGCTTGGTGAGAGCGGGGCGGGCTGTACGGCCACACACTGAAGGGAGCATGGCCGTGGACGAGAGGTTACTACCGCCGACAGCGCACACGCTAGCGGCGAAGATTCAAGACGAGGTACGGGACTGGAACGCCCGCGACCCGGCGCGGCCGAGGTTCGCGACCCGCCGCGCCAACGAGCGGGCCTGTCGGCTGCTCGGTGACCTTATCGTGGTGCTGCAGGATTTCCGGGACGAGTTGACCCGCGAGCTCGGCGAGTACGACGACGCGAGACGGAGGCTGGCACGTGGATGAGTTGGTGGCGTGGCTGCTGAAACAGATCGATGATGACGAGCTCGCTTGGGAGATGGTCGCCGCTCGTGACGTAGCGGTGCTGCTGCATGGCGAGCCGTTAGCGCCGCGCATGCTGGCCGACGTGGCGGCGAAGCGAGCGATCCTGGACTGGTGCAGTGAACGCGAGCGGATTTATGTCGGAACGGTCGCCACGGATGTGCCGCGACCGGAGGACTTTGTTGACGGCCAACTGAAGCGCCCGGCCGATGCCGTTGTGATCCGTTTGCTCGCCGAGGCGTACGCCGGGCGGCCGGGCTGGCGGGAGGAGTGGGCGACGTGATGGATAGGAAACGGCCGCGTCCTTTTTTCTGGCCTGCTGTTGAGCGGGAGCGCAGGCGGTTCCTGCGCAAACTCAGGCGATCGCTCGTTCAGATCAACCCCGAGTCGCCGCGTAGGCCATTGACGCCCATCGAGCGACGGATCGTGGAACAGTTGCGGAGGCACCATGACTGAGGACGAGTGGCGGGAGAAGTTCAACCGCGATATCTCTGACGCTTTCGACTGCGAGCACGCTCGGCAGTATCTGGCGGAAATCACTGTCCTGAGTGATCCGCATGCGAGGGTGCAGTGTACGCGCTGCGGCCGGATATTCGAGATGACCGGGGACCCCGGCGGCGCCGCTTAGGGGGTGGCGTCGCCGGGGCCTTGTTGTCGACTACTTGCACTCGGGGCGGTCGTCGGTCTGACCGGGCGGATGACAGCTGGCACCCTGGTCCTGGGGTGCGTTGTTGCCCTGCCCGTTGCCGGCACCGGGCCCGAACGACGGGTCGGCGGCGGCGACGGTTGCGCCGGAGCCGAGCACGATGAGGCTGAGCGCGGCGGCGGCGATGAGGCGCTTCATGGTTTCACCTCCCCTCTTGCCGAGAGAAGGGGGTGACCGCCGCCCAGTGCGAGGGGATGACCGGGCGGCGGCCCGCCGCTGTGGGGGAACAGCGACGCCTAGAGGCGGACCTGGCCGACCATTTCCGCGACGTTGTCCACCCGCAGCCACACCTTCATCGAGCGGGTCGGGGTCTGCGGCGGGCGGATCATCGCCACCCGTCGGCGCCCGTCCCAGGACAGGAACGCCGATTGCCACGGGCCGGGGGTGCGGTCGCCGGTGGCCATCTCGACGCGGGACAGGTCATCGCCGGAGTAGTCGGTCATCAGCCACCCGGACTTGATGCGAGCGCTCATGCTGCCGGTTCTCCGAGCACGGTCAGGACGTCGGGCTTGCGAATGAAGTCATAGTCGGCGGTGCGCAGCAGGACGAACACCTGGTAGTCGACGCTGCCGCTTACATCGGCGGCCGGGTCCACGTCACCATCGCGCGGCCCGAACACCGGCATCACGTCCGGGTCGTCCCGCGCGATCTCGGAGAAGTCTCCGATGGTGGCGGCGCTGGGATCGGGGTCGGGCACATCGTTCGGGTCGGTGCGCAACGCAACGCCGGCGATGGTGATGTCGGCGAACACACCCTCGTCGACGGTGACGGCCATGCGGCGGGGCTCGGTGGCCCCGACGTAGATCGAGCTCGGCATTGACTACTCCCTCAGTTCGTCGACGCTGATCGGGTCACGCATCTCATCCACGCTGATCGGTTCGCGTAGCACGCCGATGGTCGGAGCCGCGTCGCGTAGCACGCCGAGGACCGGCGCGGTGTCGCGCAGTTCGCCGACGGTGACCGGCTGGGCGGGGTCGATCTCGGCGGCGGCCAGCGGGTCGCGCATCTCGGCCAACTCGAGCGGGTCACGCATCGGGCCGACGGTGATGCTGATGTAGGCGAACGGTGGCACTTCCCCGCTGCCGAGCGCCGAGCCTGCGTAGACATAGCCGCCGGCGGCAGCCCCGAACACGCTGGCGGTGCCGTCCGCGCTCCCGGCGTAGGCATAGGCCCCGGTCGCGATGCCGACGACGGTGACCTGGCCCGCGGCTGTGCCTGCGTAGGTGTAGGTGCCGGCGGCCTGACCGTCGACGGGCCCGGCCGCGCCCGATCCCGCTGCGGTGCCGGCGTAGGTGTAGCTACCGGACGCGGAGCCTTCGGCGGTGGACGGTTCAGCGGTTCCGGCGCCCGTGCCGGCATAGGTGTGGCTGCCGCTGGCCGCCCCGGTGACGGTGGCGGCACCCGCGGCGGTGCCCGAGTAGCCGTAGGTGCCCGCTGCGGCGCCTTGCACGGTCGCCGCGCCACTGGTACCCGCGGCGGTTCCCGCGTAGCCGTACGAGCCGCTGGCGGCCCCGGAGACGGTAACCTGACCGGTGGCCGTGCCGGTGTAGTCGTAGTCGCCGGACGCTGTGGGACCATCGCCGCCCACGCTGACCGTGAACTGGTGCGAGATGACTTCGGTCTCGCCGGTCGTGCCGCTGAGCTGGTAGCCGCGCATCGTGACGACCAGTTGGCTGCCCTGGTCGTCGACTTCGATGGTGGCGTACTGCTGATGCACCGGCCCGACCGGGTCCGGCACGAACCCCTCCGAGTAGGTGCCGGTCTTAAAGCTGGTGGACGAGTCGACCGGGGCGGCGCACAGCAACGGCGGGCCGGGGTCAGCGGTGCCGGTGTCGTACTGGGTGTTGGTGCCGTCGTCGATGGCGAGCATGTGCGCGTCGGCGTGCAGGATGACGACCCGGCCCTTGGCGAAGTCCTCGATCGTCTCGGCGATGGTGGCCCGGTTACCGGTGAACGCGCCCCAGTGGTCGGCCAGCGGCGCCGACCCGGCGATCCACGGCACCCCGACATAGAGGAAGATCAGTTCCTCGGTGGCGTTCTCCAACAGGTCCAGCAGCGCGGCGAGCTGGGCGGAACCCAGGATGTCGTTGGTGGCCCTGGAGCTGCGGTGATCCAGGATGATCCAGCGGGTGCGTCCCCACGTGAACGTGTACCCGATCGGGTCTGTGATGGCGGTGTCGACCAGCCACGCATCGGTTGGCACGGCGGTGCGGAACAGCTCGACCGCGGCGTCACGCCCGGTGGCTGAGCCGTCGGACACGCCGGTGTAGTCGTGGTCGTCCCATATCTGCATCACCGGCAACTGCTCGGACAGCCCGGCCAGCCGCGGGTTGTTGAACGTGTCCCGCAGCGCCAGCAGGTGGGCGGACACGTTGTCGAGATTGTAGTCGCGGTAGTGCCGGTCCCCGGCGAACAGGAAGAACGCCGGGTCGCGGTCGGCGATCCGGTCGTAGGTGGGCGAGTTCGATGTCTTGATGGACAGCGGGTAGGTGTTTGTGGTGACGATGTTCCCGGCGTCGCCGGACATGGCCATGGTGAATGATGCCTGCCCGGACGGTGCGGTGCGCAGCTCGCGCACCCCGCCGACGGTGACGTCGTCGACCTGCAGGCCGTAGAAGTAGTCGGTGCCCGCGGTGAGCCCGGTCGCCTCGAACGAGGTGAGCTCGAGCGAGGACGGCGCCTGGTAGGACGAGGTGAACACGGGCGTGGTGAGCCCGGAGTTGTCGGCCACCACGATCCGCACCAGGGCGGCGTTGCGGACCTGGCAAGAGACCCTGGCCGTGGTGGCGCCGGCCATCACCTGGGTGGCCCACAGCACCATCGGAATCGGGTCGTCGACGGGGGTCTCCACCGGGTCACCGGAGCCGTCGAGCGGCCCGGCCTTCCACGCGGTGCAGCGCACCCCGGAGCCGGACGCGACGGTGTTGGCGAACAGGCCCGCCTTCGACCCGCTGGTGACCGTCGAGTTGGTGGCCGAGATGACCTCGGTGTCGTTGACCCGCACGCTGATGGTGGTGCCGAAGCAGCGCAACTCGAACACGTCGCCCGATGCGTACACGTGCGACGCGGAGCTGCCGATCTGCGTCCCGAACGAGCCCGCGACGACCGGGAACAGCCGCACCTCGTTGTTCGCCCGGCGCACCTGCAGGTAGTAGCAGGTCAGCGAGTCGGCCTCGCCGACCCTGGCGAACACGCCGAACCCGGTGCCCGCCGGGGAGCCGATCAGATCGCCGAAGGTGGCCCGCACGTACATGTCGGTCGTGCCCAGGTCCGTTTCGCAGCGGGCCGAACTGATGCTGCTGGCGGTGGCCGACACCTCGTCGGTCGGGATACCGGCGGCGGTGGTGAACCCGGCGCCCGCGTAGGCGACGCCGTCGCGGATGCGCCACCCGGCCTTTGACAGGTCGACGGTCTGGTTGGCGCCTTGCCGCCAGTGTCGCTCCCCGTCCAGGGCGGTCGGGTTTCCCATCGTCGAATCGGGGTACCCTGACCAGTCCTCGGTGACGATAGGCGTGCCGCCACCGCCGCCACTGGCTGAGCCAGCCGCAGTGCCCGCATAGGCGTAGGCCCCGACGGCGGAGCCCTCGACGGTGACCGTGGCCGCAGCCGTGCCTGTGTAGGCGTAGACGCCTTCCGCCTGACCCTCGACCGGGCCTGCGACCTCGACCGTGTACTCGCCGGTCAGCTCGGCGGCGAAGACCCGCTCCTCCAGGATGTCGCCGCCCATGTTCTTGGTGACGGTGAACCGGAACACCGCCACCGCGCCGTCCCACACGGTCCTGTCAGCCGTCGTGTTCAGCCCGGTAAACGCGAGGACCGCCGAGGTCGTCCCCAGCGTCACGATGTTCGATGCCACGGTGCGCTCGTCGGTCAGCGCCGTCGCCAGGTCCGACTGGACGATCTGTACGGTCAACGTGTCCCACGTGTTGACCCTGGTACCGGACTGCAGGCCGTACCGCACCTGCACGGACAGGGTGTCCATGTTGCCGAGATCGCTGGGGACGTTGCCCAACTCGAAAAAAGCGACGCCAACATGTGTGGTGTTGGCGATGTCGTGAACGTCGGAAGTGTCGCTGGCCGAAGCGATGACCTGCAAGACCGGTTCGCCTGTCGGCGCGTTGAGCGCTGTATTGGTGGAGGACGCGGACACGAACGTGCCGAACGCGATGGTACCGAGATCAGCCACCGTTCACCCCACAAGTCCCGCACTCCTCGCCCGCCGCCGGCCAGTCACCGCAGTCGGAGATACCTACACGCCGCCAGACCGGCTTCACGTGCCGCAGATAGCGGGGATCGGCGTGGACCTTCGCCCACGAGCCCAGCTCGCGGCGCAGCCCGCATACCCAGTGCCGGCCGGGCACCGTGTCGGTCTCGAGGAACCGGCAGGGCTCACCGTCGACCCAGCAGCAGTGGTCGCCGACCGTCAGGCCGGAACACAGGCCCACCGCATCTACGCGGCGGTGGACTGGGTCAGGTCGAAGTCGCCGATCGGAATGGAGAAATTATTTCCCGCTGTGACCGCGCCGCCGCTGATGGTGCCGGAGCCGAGGAACGTGCCGCCCGTAGAAGCCGTCCATAGCGAGTAGTGGGTGTACGTCTCGGTGGTGGACACGCTGGTCCACTCGACCGCGACCGTGTTGGCGATCGCGCCGGTAGTGGCCGCGCTGCCGAACGTCACCTCTTGGCGGGTCGTCTCCGTCGCAGCGTTCGCCGTACCGGCCGCGCCAGGGTCGCCGGTGTGCAGCTTGGCGAACACGCTGGCTTGGCCGCCGTAGCTGGTGCCGCGGACGTGGGCGTTCAGAACTGCCGCAGCCTCAGCGGCGGACATACCGAGTGCCATCAGTCTTCCTCTTTCTCATCGGTGGCGATGGTGGACATGTCGCCGTGGGCCTTGCCGTACACGGTCACCGGCTCGGCCTCGTCGCGCTCGCGGTCAGCCATCAAGGGTCTCCGACTTGGTCAGCCGGCCCACCTCGACTTGCGGGCGGATCGCCGAGCCGGTCGGCTGGATGGCCGCACCGCCGGCACGGACCTCGTACTCCCCGCCGAGGTAGGCCACGGTGGTCTTCAGTGGCACCACCTGGCCTTGCAGGTAGAACGCCACGCCGACATCGACCGCGACGAGGGCGGCCAAAATCGAGCCGGTCCAGGTGTCGCCGATCAGGTCGGTTATGACCGCAGCGCCGAGGAATACCTTCAGCGCAGCCAGGATGGACAGTGCGAACATGACGGGTCGAGGTACGGACATGGGTGATCCCCCTTCATCTGTGCCAGGGACGGAAGTCCCAGGCGAAGTGCAGCGCCAGGAACGCGAGCCCCAGCAGGAACAGGTCGACGGCGTCGGCGCTGACACCGACGGCGGCGAGGAAGATGAGCACGGCGGCGATTACGGCGAACATCACGGCTCCTCAGGTTGTTCTTTACACATGCTGGCGGGCACCGGGAACTCATCGGTGGTCTCATCGGTGTAGGTGATGACCATGTGGCAATCACCGCCATTCTCGAACGTGATCGAGAGGATGCCGCGGCCGTCCACACCGTCTTGACCGTCCGCACCGGCGGGCCCCGGAGGCCCGACGATGGATTCTCCCGGCTCACCCTGCGGCCCGGGCGCGCCAGGCTCTCCAGCAGGCCCCTGCGGCCCCTGGACGCTCTCCCCGGGCGGGCCTTGCGGGCCTTCGACGCTGGCGCCCGGCGGCCCGGGCGGACCCTGGATTCCCATCGACCCAGGAAACCCCCGCGGGCCCTGCGGGCCGGGAACCGTCGAGTCTCTGCCGGGTGGCCCTTGCGGACCCGGTGGGCCGGGTATTGTCTCGGCCGGCCGTTCCTCGATCTGCTCGGCCTGGCGACACAGATCCCCGAGCTCAATCGCGGTCAGGCCACGGCGCTCACACGCGGCGCGGACCTGAGCGGCGATCGACGCGGCGTTGTCGGCTGCCAATTCCGCCGAGCGTTGCGACGTGGACCGGTCGAACAGAATCCACCCGACCAGCAGCAGCAGCAGAACGAGCAGGACGATCGTCAGCCGGTGGCTGCGATTAGTGGGCAGTGGGTTACGTCTGATCATCGGTACCGCCCTCTACAGCATCGCCACCGCCGTTGATCATGCGCCGGTAGCGGGCGGCGGCATCCTCGGCGGCCCAGCGTGCCTGACGTTCCTGCTCGACGTCCTCGCGCAGATCAATGACTTCAGCCCGCAGCACACCTATCTGCGAGCGAAGATCCTGGATCTGGGCGTCATGCCGGGTGGTGAGCTCCCGGATCTCCGCGGCGTGTCCCAGCCGCTCTTCTCGCATCTCGTCAGCGTGCTGCTCGCGGAGGCCGCGCAACACCTGCTGGTAATCGCCGCGGTCGCCGGAGGCCTGGCGCATCAGATGGACGACCAGGAATACCAGCAGCCCGAAGAATCCCGCGCCGGGGATGAGGGTGGACCACTCTGGAAGCTCCACGCATTTGCTCCCCCCCGCTCAGAGTCGCTCGTCGGTGTGCACGGTCTGCTCGGCCGCCGACCCAGCAGGCGGCCGGGCACCCCCCGCGCACGGCTCCCCGTTCACGCGGTGCCGCTTGATGTAGCCGGTAGCGAACGCCAGCGGGTAGTCCTTGCCGCACACCACGCACACGCCGCGATCGGGTGCGGCGCCGCGGATCGTGCGCAGCGCCCTACGCCGCACGACGGCCACCGCAAGCCCCGTCTACTCCGGTGCACCCTCGATGGACACGTCGACCTTGATCACGTTGTCGACGATGGCCTGCTCCACGATGGCCTTCACCTGCTCGGCCGACAGCGAGTTACCGGGGTCGTTGCCGACCACCTGCGCCAGCAGCGCCGTGTTCGCTTCCTGCCGCGCCAGCAGGGTGCGCCAGTGCCAGTCCTCGTTCTTGTCGGTGCCCTTGACGATGCGGTTGCCGGTGAACAGGTTCTGGCCGTGCAGCGCCTCCCGCAGAGCCTTGCGGTCATCAGCGTCCATGTCCTTCAGTGCAGGCATGTCGTCCTCCTCGGGGTCGAACCCGCCGGGCACGGTCGGGTCAGGGATGGTGGTGCCGCCGGAGCCGCCGCCGCCGATGGTGGCGGGCTTGGACAGGAACACGGCGATCTTCGTCTTGAGCGAGCCCATCTTGGCCCACATCAGATTCCCGGGGCATGACTTGGCCGACACGCAGCGGTGGCCGTGCGGGCGCAGCGCCGCATACTCGGTGACGAACCCGGCCCTTGCGTCGGCGGCGATCGCCCGGGCCAGCGCCGTCACCATCTGATCCGTGACGGTGTGCTGGGTGTTCTGGCAGATCACGTAGGCGCGGGCGTTGTAGTTCAGGTTCCACGACGGCGCAGTCAGCGACGCTGTGCGGCCAGGGCAGCCCGACGTCGAACACTGCGATCGGCGGAAGTCGTTGACGGTGTGCGCGCCGCGCCGACCGATCGGCTGCGCCTCGTAGATCGTGTCCGTGCCGGCGAACACCATCCGGTTGTACGAGATGCCGGTCGCCGGGAAACGTGAGATGCCGATGGACTCCACCGCGCGGGCGTGCGCATCGCGGCTGTTGTAGTTCGACGGTTCAGTAATGGTTATATGAACAAAGACTCGAGTTGCAGGCTCGTTGACCGTACGCGAGTCGGTGTAGCTACGCCTCGCACCCCACTGCTCCCGCCGCCGCAGCGTCAGCCCGACCTTCGCCAACCCGTTACGCTCGGCGCTGATCGTGGTCATCAGATGTGCCCGATCACTTCACACTCGGATGCCGGCGCGGACCAGATGTCGATGTCGCCGCCCTCGTCGTCGGTGCGGCGCAGCGGGTCGTCGTCGGGCCGGCGCAACACGCAGAACACGTCCTGGGTGCCGCCGTCGTCCTCATCTCGATAGTCGACGACGTCGACCACCACACGGCGTTCGCCGTCGTAGACGACGATCGCGCCGGGCTGCGGCTCAGCCATGGTTCCCCCTTGACTCGTCGGTGGTCTACAGCACGGCCGGGTCGGCCACGTAGCTGAAGTTGATCGATATGCGGTCCCCCGTGGCCCACGTGAACGGGGTGGCGTTCGTGACCGCGCCGTTACTGGCCGACCGGATCAGCCGCACCGCGCTCGCCGACACCAGCTGAACATTCACGATCAAGTGACCCGTGGTCGGTTCGGAGTCCCGCAGGAACCCGGTCCCGATCTGTGCGCCCGCGCCGACCAGCGTGCTCGCCACCATGACCGAGGTGTCGGCATTGAACGGTAGGGATATCTCGTACGCGCCGCTCCCGGCGCTGAGCCCGGCCCCGGAGAAGAAGAATTGTGCGAACCCGGTGATCAAATGCCCGCTGCGGTGATAAGAACCGACAGAGGTGCCGTCTGCGCCCAGGTTCGGGTTCGTCGTCGTCGCGGTCAGCGCCGCGGCGTAGGCGTTAGAGACGCTGGTGTAGTACGCCCAGTCGGCGTCGATGGTCTTACCGGCGTACGGGTCGTCATGCGCCACGAGCAGCCTCCATCACAACGCGAACACGGGGGTATCGGCCAGCGCCACCGCCGACCCGGAAGGAATGGTCTTCTCGACACCGTTCACCGTGGCGGCGTCGACGGTGAAGGCTTGCGGCGACGTGGACCCCGAGATGGCGGTCACGTTCAACACCACACCCGAAACCTTGATCCGGAGCGGGAACTCCGAGGCGTGGTCCGACGAGTTCACCCACGGCCTACTGCCCGCCGCGGTGACCACCGTCAGCGACGTGCCCGTGCCGGCGACGAAGCTGCCCGACGTAGTCGACCCTGCGGTGTCGAACCGGGCCGTGCCGAGCACCGCCACGTTGTACGGGGAGGCCGGGACACAGTTGAGGGTGCGCTCGGCGCGACGCGAGTAGATCGTCTCCGTCCAGCCCTGCACCAGCAGGTCGACCTCGACGCCGGGCAGTTGCGGCACATCGTGCGGAATCGTGATCCTGTCGCCTATCCGCAGCGCCAGCCAGTCGGCCAGCAGATGCTGCGTCTCGGTGCTGATCATCAGCGGGACGATCGGCCAGCGCGCCGCCTCGGTGGTGCCGATGCCGAGCCGCCACCCAGCCATCTGCAACGCATCGTCATCGCTTGCCAGGTTCAGGGTGACCGATTCGTCATACCTGCCGTAGCGGGCGATGTGATCAGCGTCGACCAGCCTGACCGACGTGCCGCCGTGACGTGCGACGGTCACGTCGTTGCGGGTGGACTGGTCGTCGTCGGACAGTTCGGGGGCGCCGTTCAGGTCACAGAACTCGATCTCGACCGGGGTCTGGTTGTAGACGTGCGTGCGGGTGCGGTATGTCAGGTCGGTCAGGATGCCGCCGTCAGCCTGCGCCACGTCCTGGAAGTTCGCCACGAGGGTGTCGATCTGCTGCGGCCCCATCGGCATCGTGTCGTCGGCGCGGACGATGGCCGCGTCGCCGTTGATCGTCCACGTGTTGCCTGCGTCGTCGTCGAAGCTGGTGGCGCCGACGGCTTGGGCGGTGAAGTCGGGGTCGGCGGCGATGGTGCCTGCGATTCCGTTGTAGACGCGGACGGCGTGAACGAAGCCGGACAGAAACTCGTCCGGCGCGATCACCAGGGCGGCGTCGCTCGAGAAGATGGACGTGGTGCCGGCAACGGTCTGCGAGCCGACCTCGGTCCACGGCCCGTCTAGCGATAGTCCGCTGTACGCGGTGACGACGTGACTGCCCGCGCCGTTGTTCACATCCAGAGTGACGCGAACAGCGGTTGACGCCCCATCCGGGGGCAGCGGCACCAACGGGAACCAGTTGGAGATGGACGTGGCGCCGGCGGTGCCGTCGGTCGACCACACCAGCCGAACCCCGTCAGTGGAAACCTGCAGCCGCCACGACCTGTCGTCGGTGGCCGTCTCGTACTTGTCGGCCACCGTTGCGGTCGCGCCCCATTCGGGGCTGATCCAGGCCCGCACATCGATATCGCCGGTGATGTCCAGCGCGGCAGCATCCGAAGCGGATGCATTGTCTGCCGCGACCGCATCCACATACAACCCGCCCGTCGGGGCCAACACCGTGCACGACAGGCCCTCTTCGCTGCACAGCCGCTCGAACCTGTCCGCCGCCAACTCGCCAGTGAAGCCGTGGTACGGGGCGTGCCGGTCCTCGGGGGAGAGCGGAGTCCACGAATCAAACAGTGGCAACTCCGTCGCCGTGCCGGTCAACACCGCCAGATGCCCGAAGTAGCGGTCCTGGCTGGACACCCCGCCATCACTGCCGACCTTCACGACTCGGCCCTTGGCCGAACTCAGTTCTGTGCCAGTGATGCTGTTCAGTACCGCGCCGTCGGCCTCGGCGACTGTGATCGACGCTTCCCATGAGACGGATGTGCTATTGGTGCGAAATCGCAGCTCCACCCGCAGCCACTGCCCGAACAGGCTGTGATCCAACGCCTCGGTGTCGTCGACCACCAGCACATCGTCGGCGTCCCAAGCCCGCACACCGAGGTTCGTGTCGTCGATGTAGATCAGCCAATGCGCCAGGGTCGCCGACGTGGTGAACACGTGCAACATGTGCCGCGCCGCCGACTCGTCCTCATCGATCCGCCACGCCTGCTCCACCACATACGCGTCCCCCGGCGTGTGGTTCGGCACCGGGGCCGCCTTGGAAGACGAACCCAACGGCGACAACGCCAGTTGATCCGAGCCCGGCGGCCCGTCGATCGCGCCGAAGTCGGCGGGCATCCGCCACGGCTTCACACCCTCGATCGGCGACGACGCCTGCGTCGCACCCGAGTTCTCCTCACACGACCAATACGCCACCACGTTGGGATGATTGGACAGCGACCGGAACGCGGCCGAGCGCAGCGCCTCCGCGCCCTGACCGAGTCGGCGTGTCACCCCGTCGGCGCGGACCCGCACCCGCGAGTTGTCCACGACCCCCAGCCACGTCGTCGGCAACTCGGAGATGAACCCCGAAAACCGCTCCGACGTCGACCACGTGACCCGCAGCGGCGTGCCCTTATCCAGCAGCCCATACCACGGCCCGGTCGGATTCGCCGGGGTGAAGGCCCCATCCTCGTTGCGAACCGTCAACTCGCACCAAGATGGGCCCGACGACGAGCCTTCGGACTCGCGGCCCGCGTGAACAGTGACCGGCCGCTGAACCCTGCCGTTCGGGTAATCGGCTGACGGTTCGCACAAACCCACCCACGTCCACGTCGACGGGTCGGCCGACAGGTCCGCGCCCGGTGCGATCTCGACGTCGACCTCATCCATCGGCAGACCCATGTCAAGCCACCTTCACCGGGGTGCCGTTCGCCCTCAGCCGCAACTGGCCGGTACGCACACCCTTAGCGATCCACTCGAACGCGGGGCCGTCGCCGGTGATGCGCAGCGCTGCCCCGTCGCCGCCGCGCGGGCGTTCCATCGTCGAGACGAACCGGTCGAACAGCCGCGACTGCTGCGGCGACAACACATACTCGGTGCCGCCGGAGCCGTTGAACCCGAACGTGCCGTGCGCCCACTTGCCGCCCCGGTCATACAGCCGCGGGTTGTCCGGCTCCAGGTGCAGGTGCGGGCCCGTCGAGTTGCCGGTCGAGCCGACCCGGCCGATCATCTGGCCGCGGGTGACCTGCTGCCCGGTGCGCACGTACATCTGCGACATGTGCGCGTACAGCGACCGCCAGCCGGCGTGCGAGATCGCGGCGTGAATGCCGTACGAGGTGGCCAGCCTGGCCGCCTGCGACACGATCCCGGACGCGGCGGCGTAGACGGGGGTGCCGATCGGTGCGGGCAGGTCGCGAGCGTTGTAGCCGTGCCCAGCCGGGCCGCGCCCGATCCGGTACGACCCCGGCGGCAACACCTTGCCGGCAAAGGCCGGTGAACCCGCCGACTGCTTGTACGCGGCCACCGCGACGTTCTGCCCGAGCCGGTTGAAGTCCGTAGCGTCCAGATTGCCCTTGGCCTTGACCGTGACCTGTCGGCCACCCTCGCCGGGCAGCAGAATCTGCGCCAAGCCGGCATTGATGGCGGCCATGGCCTTCGGGCCGTACTTGCCGGCCGCAGCCGCGCGAATGACCCACTCGCGGTCGGACAGCGCGAACAATCCGGCACGGTCGGCCGTGGGTCCGCCCGGCCCGCGGATCTCGCCGCCGGTGGCGACCCGGCCCGAGTAACCCGGCCCAGTCACGCGCACGTCGCCGCTCGCGGTGACGGTGATGGTCTTGCCCTTCAGCGCGCTGATAGCACCCTGCACGTCGCCCAGGTTGCGCAGCAGTTGCGCCTTACCGACCATCTTGACCGGGATGTTGCGGTTCTTGCCCGGCCGCAAGCCCCTGTCGATGCGGACATCCAGGGCCTTCGCCGCATCGAAGACGCCGACGCCGTTCTTTATCATGTGGTCGCGGACCTTGTTGGCTATCTTCTGGCCGTGGTCGGCCGCGATCTGCGCCAACACCGGGCCGGCCTCGGCCAGCCGGTCGGCAATGGCGTCCGCGCCCTCCCCGGTGGTGCGGGTCCACGCGCCGACCGCCGTGTTCAGTTCCTCGTCGGTCATCTCGGCCATGAGCGCGACCGCGTCCGCACCGGCCGGACCCATCGCCACCAGTTCGTTGAACATCGCGCCGGGCACCCGCCCGGCGATGGTCAACAGGTTGGCTTCCCAGTCCTCCTGCGCCTTGACCTGGCGATCCAACTCGGCGAGGTAGTCGTCGACACTAAGCGTGACGTCGGCGACGAAGTCCTCCCACGAGTCGGTGGCGTCCTCGGTGGCCTCCGCGGTGGCGATCGCCGTCTCCTTCTCGGCCTCCTCCTTGGCAGTCAACGCGGTGTCGTAGGCGTCGGCAAAGCTGAAGAAATCAGATGCGGCTTCGGACCACGAGTCGAGCATCTCCTGAGCTGCCTTGGCCGCATCGTCACCGGTCAAACCGTACTGAGTGGCCAACTCGGCCAGCGCGTCCTTTAACGGATCGACCGACTCGGTGGTCAGCCGCTGCTGATTCTCCGCCTCCTGCAGCGCCTGCGAGTAGCCAGGCATCATCTCGCGAAGGTCGCGGACCCCGATGCCCTGCTCCTTCATAGCCGCCGCGAGCGCGTTGAACGCGTCCTCGGCCTGCTCAGAGTTGCCGCCGGCGACCAGCTCAGCCAGCGCGGTGTCCATCGCCCCGATGTTCCGCTCGAACTCGCCGGTCACCCGGTTCAGCTCGTCAGTGGCCGCGATGACGCCCTCGGGGGTGATGCTGTCCTTGGCCAACTCCCCGAACCGCTGCATCGCCGCAGCAGCGTCGACCGTGCCCCGGATCAGTTCGTTGCTCAACCCGCCGGACAAGTCCAGCAGCGCCTTCGTCGCGTCGGAGACCGGCGGTGCGGCCTCCTTCGACGCTCCGGCGATAGCGGCGATCCCCGCGGCGGCGGCCAGCAGCACACCGATCACCGGGATGGCCAGGGTGAACCCGCGCATCGCCGTGGCCAGCCCCGGCATGGTCGTGGACAGCAGCTGCAACTCGACCCGTGCGGCGGCGATCTTCGGGGCCATCAGGAGGAACCCGCCGCCGAGCAGCGACACGGTGCCCACCAGGCCCGCCAGGATCGTTGCCACGGTCTTGACCGGCCCGGGCAGGTCCGAGAACCACTTGACCAGGTCCGCTGCGGATTCGGCCAGCCCGGCGATCGCCGGAAGCAGCACGTTGCCCACGTCGATGGCCAGATCGACCAGTGTGTTGCGAGCTATGGCGATCTTCGCCTCGGCGGTGTCGTACCGCTTCTCGGCCTCTTCGATCAGCGCGGTGTTCTCTGCCCACGCCCGTGCGCCGTCGTCCAGCGACTGACCCAGTAGATCGCCCGAACCGGCCAGGCGCAGCATCGCGTCACGGGTGCGGATCGTGCCCAACCCGAGAGTATCGAGCGTGGCGAACACGTTCCCGCCCGCAGCGTCAATCCGACCCAGACCCTCCACGAACGCCTGGACGGCACGGGCCGGGTCCGTCTCGAACGCCTGGGTGAACTCTTCCGCGGACATGCCCGCGACTTCAGCGAACTCGGCTACCGAATCGCCGCCGGACGCCACCGCGTCAGCCATCTTGACCATGGCAGTGGACAAAGCCGTACCGCCAGCCTCGGCCTCGATACCGACCGATGCCAGCGCATTGGCGAACGCGAGCACATCCGCCTCAGACAAGTCGATGATCGCGCCTGCACCCGAGATCCGCTGCGCCATCTCCAGGATGTCCCGCTCAGTCGAGGCGCCGTTATTGCCGAGCTCGACAAGCGCCGCACCGAGCCGCCCCACATCCTCGGGGGCGGTCTGCATCACGTTCATCATCTGCGCGATGGACGTGGCCGCCTCTTCGGCGGTCAGGTTCGTAGTCTCGCCCAGATCGACCATGACTCGGGTGAACGCGACCACGTCGTCGGTGGCGATGCCCAATTGGCCGGCAGCCTCGGCAACGGCGGCGATCTCACGATGCGACGAAGGTAGCGTGGTGGCCAGGTCCCGAAGACCCTTCTCCACCTTCGCCAACTGTTCAGGCGTGCCCTCGACGGTCTTGAGCACGCCGGTCCAGGCGGACTCCCAGTCGATGGCGGCCTTGGCCGCCAGGCCAAGCCCGGCGGCCACCGCAGCGCCGAACACGACCATGCCGCGCCCGACGTTCCGCAACGCGGCGGCGGTGCGCTGGTTCAGCTGCTGCTCCATCATCGCGGCCGTACGGTTGCCCTTGTTGATCTCCCGCTCGAGCGTCGTCATGGACCGGGCGGTGCGCTGCAACTCCCGCTCGAGCTTGACGGCGTTGGCGTCGATGGTGACCCGAAGATCAGCGTTACGAGTCGCCATCGGTCACCGCCTCCCTGGGTGTCAGCCGCACCACCAAGCCGGGCATGTGCTCGGCCACCTTGGACATCGACTTCTCTTCATGGCCGCGCATATTGCAGCCGCGGCACACATACGCCTCGGCCGAATACGCGTTCGGGTCGGCCTCCCACTCCCAATCGGCGGTGCCGCAGCGGGGGCAGCGAAGGTTCTCCTCCGACTGCCACGCCAGCGCGGACTGTTGATCGTCCGGGTGCCAGTTCAGGAACTCCGACAGTGGGATGCCGCGCGGCCCGCAGTAGGCCATGCGCGCCCGGAACAGCGGGTCGCGCCTCAGTCTTTTGGGATGCCGTCTGCCGGCTGCGCCCCGTAGGCCCGCTGGATCGCGTCACGGCACGTGATCACGTCGCCGGCCGACCAACGCTCAGAGGTGAGCTCGGCCTTCCACTCGTCGGCGGTCAGATCCGAGTCCAGCACCGCGGCGGCCATGGCGTGATACGTCCACTCCTTGACCTTCGCCGCGTTGGCCTCTTCGGCCTTGCGCCGGTCCTCGCCCTTGACGTCGGCGGGAATGTCGTCCGGCAGGTACTCCGACGCCAGCGCGTCCCGCTCATCCTCGGACAGTCCGCGGAACCGCAACGCCAGGCAGTGCTTGTCCCGCTCTGCCTCCGCGTCGGCGACGGCCTGCTCCAGCGCGGCGATGTCCAGCGTGCTGTTCTCGCCCTGCCGGGCCTTGATGACGTTGCCGAACTGCAGTTCCTTCTGCGCCTGCTCGACCCGCTGCATGGCCTTCTCGCCGGCCTCGTCGGTCGGGAAATAGGCGGTGACGACCTTGGCGCGCTTGCGGGCGAGCTGGGCGCGCAGGCCGGTCTTGCGGGCCGTTCGCGCCTTCGATTCGGACATGGGTACTCCTCGGATGGTTCTCGGACGTTCGGACGAAACCGCCCCGGCCGGACCATCCGAGGAATCCGGCCGGGGCGGGTCAGGGGATTACGCCTCGGCCGGCAGGGTCACCTCACGCAGCGCCACCACGCCGTAGGCGACGTTCCCCATCGCGCCGCCGGCAGTGGCGACGGTCGGGGAGACGAACGACACCACGGACTTCCACGCCCAGGCGGGCTTCTCGGCCGCCGTGCCGTCCTGGAAGTTGCCGTACGGGCAGTGGTAGATGACGCCCTCGTCGCCGCGGGTGAAGAAGCTCAGCGCGTCGACGGCGCTCTTGGCGAGGTAGAACGAGATCGAGCTATCGTCCAGGGACACGCCGTCGGGCACCTTGCCGTCGACGTCGGAGCACAGGTCCTGCAGTTCGGCGAACCGCGGCGAACCGGAGAACCCGTTCAGGCCCTCGATCGCACACGTCAGATCCTGACCGAGGTTGACCTCCGCCTCGGTCGGGACGAGGCCGGTGTCGTCGGTGATGTCCTCGATCGGAATCCAGAGCCACCCTTGGTTCTTCTTGACGGCGAAACGATCAACGTCGATCCCGCCGAGGGCATCGGGCGCGTAGGCCATCGGTCACTCCTCTTTCGTGGTTTCGTCCGGCGGGATGGCCGGCTCGATGGGCTCGGATGTCTCCGCCTCGGCAGGCGGGCGCTTCTTCTTCTTCGAGGTGGTCACGCGTTCCCAGCCGTACAGCGGCAGTTGGGAACGCAGAACGTCCTTCTCCGCGCCGGTCGCGATATACCTAACTCGGACACGGCGGGACAAACTGCGGGGCATGCTGCGACCTCCGTGGTTGACATGGACCCAATGTGGTCCTATGCTGGTCCTATGAAGAGCATTCACGTTCGGCTTCCCGACGACCTGCATGCACAGCTCATCGAGCAAGCTGAAAACGACCGGCGATCGCTGAATGCCGAGATCCTGTGGCTTCTCGCCGAAGCCATAACAGCGAAAGAAGGTTCATTATGACCATCCGCGAACTGCGCACGCCGCCACTAAGGCCGGATGCAGATCCCGAGCGTTCAGTCGACTACGCCACCCGGCTCGCCAGCGCACGAACTACCAAGGAGATCGTTCAAATCCACCGTGAATTTGCTGATCTTCGGATACAGCGGGGCTTGCGTAAGGAAATCAGCGATCTGATCCACGCGCCGAAGGGGTCCGCGGAGGCGAAAACTCGCGACAAGCTCGGGATCAGCCTGATCGTGTTCGGGATCTTCGGGATCTCACTGCTGTTCTTCGCCGTAGTGCTGATCGGTGGAGCGATCATCGCGCTGTTCTAGAGCCGGGCGAACACCGCGTCGATGGCGGACTGGACGCCGCGAACCGCCTGGTCCTCGTGCTGACGAACTGCCGGCACCAGGAACGGGCGCTGCTGCTGCTCCACCCATATGTCGCGGCCGAACACCGGATGCCGGAACGTGCCACCACGCTGACCGATACCCTCGAACGCCCGCGCATGCGGTGCTTTCTTCGCACTCACCACAATGCGTACCGCCGAGCCGGTGCCGAACCGCACCCTGGCGCTGATCGCGTCAGGGATGCGAGACGACCAGGAGGCGTTCGCCCGAGCCGACGCCGCGATCACTTCAGCCGCGTCGAGGATGTTCCGCCGCAACTCCGGGCGAAGATCCTTCGGAACATCCCGCAGTTGCAGCGAGAACGCAATAATCTCCGACCCGTCGATGGTCAGCATCAGATGTAGGCGATGTAGGAGACGGTGAACGCCAGCCCCACCGAGGCGCCCTCGTTGGCGTCCTGGTGCTGGGTCAGGGTCATGTTCGGACCGATGGAAACCTCGTCCGCACCGAGCCCGGTCTCGTCGTCACGGATCGCCTCTTCCAACAGGGCCAGGATCTCGGCGGCCCGCTCCCGTACCGGCACGATCGTGGTGTCGCCGTGGCCGACCGCGATGTAGCAGGCGATCTCGCCATCCTCGACCATCCGCCCACCCAGGTCCTCGTCGCGGCGGCGTGCCACCGCGTGCCGGTCCACGAACGGCGCCCAGCCGATCAGCAGCAGCTCCTTGCTGTTGGGCTTGGATTGCACCGGCCCGTCGAACACCGTCACCCCGGTCAGCACCGATTCGGCCAGGCCGACCAGCTCCAACGCGACCTCGTGGCTGCGGAAGGATGCCGGCTGCATCAGGCCAGCCCGAACTTGTTATACGGCCGGGTCAGTTCCATCGCGCGGCGCGGCAGTGCGAACCCTCGCAGAATGAAGTGCGAGGCGTCCCCGCCGACCGGGGCATCGTCGTCGATGCCGTGAATCTGGGTGAACGACCCAGACCGGCCGCGCTGGGTCTCCCACAGGTGGTCGGTCACGATGTAGACGGCCTTCTCCAGGTCGTCCGGATACGGGTCCCAGCCGGCCTCGTACACCACGTCCAGCTCGTCATAGATGGACGACGCGAGACGCACCACCGCCGACCGGCGGGAAATCTTCGCCCCGGTGATGTCGACCGTATTGCCGTCAGAGTCCGTCACCGAGGTCAGCGTCTGCACGGGCCGCTCATCGAGGATGAACGTGCCGCAGCGGGCGGTGGTCTGCTCGGTGAAGGTGGTTCCGCCGACCGGGCCGCAGCGGTGGCTGATAGCAGCCAGCGCGGCGTCGAAAAACGTGCCGAACTCGGCGAACATCGCCGCGTCCTCCACGTTCGAGAACGCCCGCGCCTCGGTCACGGTCGGCGTAGCCATCAGTACCTACGGCGTGACGAGCGCGCGGCCGATGTAATCGGCCGTCGCCGTGGTCTCGCGGCCCAGGTAGTCCAGCACCGGATCCGTCGTGCCGGGAGTATCGTTCTGCAACTCCCGGCCCAGGTAGTCGTGGGTGTGGGTGCTAGTCGCCATCGTCGGCCTCCTCGGTCGGTTCTGATTCCTGGTATGCCTCGAAGGCTTCCTTCGCAGCGTCGGCGCCGCGGACCTTGTCGATCACTTCGCCGCCGATGACCACCTCGTGCCAGCCGCCGCCGACACTGTGGACACCGTCGTCCCGCTGCTCAGGCTCAGACTGCGGTTCAGGCTCCGGTTCGGCGCTGGCCTCAACCTCTCGGTCAACCAGCACCGAACCGACCTTGCTGCCGTTACGAACAAACATCAGGTCGCCGTCAGCGGCACGATGCCGCCGTCCTCGATGGTCAGCGGCGTAAAGTAGCCCGCGTACGCCACCTGGGTGCCCAGCACCGACGGCTCGATGGCCTGCAAGGCGCCGACCCGCTGCTCGTACGCCTCGATCGCCGCAGTGGAGAACATGAACGCCTCACCCGACGCGAGCCCGGCCGACATGGCCACCGGCACACCCGAGATCGAGCCCATGATGCCCTGGGCGAACTGACCGGCGGTGAAGCCGGCCGACTGTGCGTTCTGCGGGTTCACCGGGGCGAACAGCGGCCCGAACACGCCAAGCGTGTCTGGAGCCACCGCCAGCAGCAGCCGACCCTGACCCTTCACCGCAGCGTAGACGGTCGCAGCCGCCTCCCACACCGCAGCGGCAACGTCATCGTTGGACGGCGTGGCGCCGTAACCGACAGCGGTCGTGCCGGTCGCCGCCAACTCGGCGGCAATCGCAGCCTCGGTCTCGATCGCGTACTGCGCCGCCAGGTCGTTGATGACCGCATCCAGCGCACTCGGCGAAGAGAAGTCGATGTTCTGCCGCGACACGTTCACGTAGCCGCCGTAGGTGATCGCGTTACCGGTCAGACGTGTGATCGTCATCTTCTGCGACAGCAGCTCGGCCTTCTCATCCGCAGCCTCACCGGCCGTGCCCTGCACGCCCACTACGGTGCTCTGTGTCACCTTCGGGCGGTGCCACGTCGCCGACGGCATGTTCCGTGGCCCCACGAACGAGACGATCGGCCGTGCCGCGTCGATGAAGTTGACGACCTCGCCGACGATCGGGTCCGGCACGATGCCCAGGTTGTCGCCGGTCTTCTGGTGATCCGCGGCCCGCTCGTACAGCTCCAGACGCTCGCGGGCGTCCCGGCTGCCACTGGCCGCCGAGATCAGATCCACCATCCAGTGACCGGCCGACCGGTACTCGACCGGGCCGGCCTCGCCGGTGCGGCGGGCCGTGGTGATGGCCTGGTCTACCGCCTTGGCGCGGGACGCGATGTCCTGCGCGATGCGGGCAGTCTCTTCGAGCTCGTCGACCTGCTCCTTGATCGCACCCATTCGGCTGCGAGCTTCGGCCAGACTGGCCTTCTCTGTGTCGTTCAGGTCACGCTCGGCGTCCTGAACATTGGCGATCAGACCTTGGACGAACGCGTTGCGCTCCTCCAACTCCTTCTCGAGACGCCGAATCATGGCGTCGTTGGCTTGGGAATTGATACCCATTGGGGGTACTCCTTCTAAGAGATGTGACGAAGGAGCACGCCGCCGAGCACACCCGCGCACCGGGTGGTCGTGCCTACCCCGCTCTCCGGGGTGGTGGTCGTGCGTGTTACTTGCCGAGACGGGCCTTGGCCCACGACAGGATGTCGTCGCCCAAGTACTCGTCCAGCGCCAGCGTCACCAGTGGCTCACCAGACACTGGCTGCGCAGGCAATCCCTCTCGGACTGCCAACACCTTTGCGCCTTTGTATGCGGGATCTTCCACCATCGCGATGTGATCGATGAACGCCCTGTTGATTACACGAACCCGGCTTCGCCGGTCAAGCAGCTGGTCCCTGCCGCGCACAGCAAACGTGATCGAGGGGCTCAGCATGTCCTCGTCCGCCAACGCCAAGGTCTCATCACCCAGTGGCGTGGAGGCAATCCGCACCCGGGACATCAATCCATCCTCATGGGATGGCAGGAACTGGACGACCTTGCCTATGGTGCGATCCCTGTTATGACCACGGTTCACTCGTACTCTGCCAGCATGATCTTCGATTCCGTCGAAGGCTCCGCGGGAGAACTTTTCACGCCAGAACTCCCCGCGGTATTCGATATCGGCTTCTTGATCGTACGGAACCGCCAGCAGGTCGATTAGCCGCTGCTTGAAGTTCACCCCAGCAAGAACCGACTCGCGAGACTCTAGTGGCGTATCCGGCGGTACCTGCAGTCCGGTTTCGATTGTCACGACCGGCCACCTCCTGTCAGCGCCTCGGCCGACTCTGTACCGATGAAGCGCTCCATGGTCCGGATCTCCTCACTGGACAGCACGCCGATACCTGCCAACTTCTCGTAAGCCTCGGCCCGCTCCTTGAACGTCGGCCGCGAATACTCGTCCCGGTTCAACTCAGCCGCCTGACCACGCGGCAACGCCCAACCCGACAACGCCGACATCACATGCACCGCCGCCGGCTTCAAGCACCGCCGGTCGTGGAAGTCGAACAGGCTCGTCACATTGCTGTACGTCATCGAATCGTCACCAGACGGCAGGCCCAGCAGGAACGGCGGCACACCCAGCAGGTTCGAGATCCGCGCCTCGTTGTACTTCGCCAGATCCAGCAACGCCATCTCCTGCGGCGAAAGCTGCAGTGGGTTCGCCTTCACCCCACCGGACAACACCGCAGGTTTCCACGGCTCGCCCATGTTCTGCATCCGCGACGCCCACCACTGATCCAGCACCTCGTCCGCCTGGGCCCTGGTCAGCTGCTGCTCCACCTCGAGCACATACTTCGGGATGCCGCCACCCTGCGCGATCTCCGTCGCGTACCGAGCCAGCACGCCGGCCGCGACCAGCCGCGTCTTTCCCGACTCCAACGGACCTACGCCACGCGCGCCGTCTGTCGTGGACTTGTACCGGATGTGCAGCACGTCCTCGGTGATGTCCAGCGTGCCCAGGTTGTACACCCGCCGCCCACCGGCCATCTCCACATTGATCAGCCACTGCGGGATCACCCGGAAGTTGTACGGCATGTTGTCCGCGGTGCGGGCCATCGGCAGCACGAACGCCTCGCCGAGCTGGTAGTCCCAGAACAGTTGGCGGGCGAACTCATGCCACGACGTGTAGATCATCGGGTCCGGGTTCATCATCCACGTCGTCGGCGGCAGCACCTGACCGTCACGGGTCCGGTACACCGGCATCGTCGAGAGCACCGAGGAGTTCAGATCCAGCGCCGCCCACGCCGTGTCCACCAGATCGTCGAACTTCGACCCCAGGTTGTTCCACGTCGGAGTCGACCAGTTCGCCGGCCAGCCGTCCCACGGCGACGTCACGATCGCCGCCATCCGGTTGTTGCTCGGCGTGGCCGCCTCGAACTCGAACCCGTCCGGGTCGCCCGGCGAGTACGCAGGCCCCACCGACGGCGGGTCGCCCACCGTGTCGTTCTCAGTCGCACCGGCCCCGGTGAGCCATGTCCAGAAGCTCATGTCCCACCCTTCCTAGAAGATCGCCGGAACTCTTGAGGCCGCACGCGCTGCGACCGCAGCCCGTGTCGCAGCCTTCACCGCATCGGCCGGTGTCGTCGAACGGACCCGCGGCCCGTCAACGCCGGGCGCCGTGCGCAAAGCCAGCACCTGCGCGGTCAACTCAGCACCGCCATCATGCGCCAGAACACCATCGGCAAGCAGCCGATCCAGATCCTCCACCGCGGCGCGCACCGCGCCCTTACGCGGCGACGTACGGATCTGCTCGGTCTGCCACGCCGGGTCCAAGGCGATCGACGCGCCCACCAGGACATCCCGCGTGAACCCCGACTCGCGGACAGCCTCAGCCGCGGCGGCCAGATCCTCATGCGACGACACGCTCACCGCAGCCCGATCGCCCACACGCCACGCCAGCGCCACGCTAACGCCCTCGCCGAACCAATCCTCGACCGCGACCGCGTCAGGAACCACGCCTGCCGGAACATCGTCGATCAGGGCCGCCCAATCTTGCTCGGATATGACCGGATCACCGTCGGTTCGCGGCTCCTTCAACCGCCAAACGTTCAGATACTGCGCCTCGAACCCGCGCATCGGGTCCGGGTCGTCCAACTCCGGGTCGTCCTCCCCGGCCAGCGCTTTTTCATACTTTGAGGCGATCATCTTCCGCCGGTCCTCCGACCAGTACGGCGACGCCGCCCGCCACACCTCCGGGTCCGCCGGGTCACACCCAGGACGCGCCCCCCACAGCAGCAGCAGCGTCTCCGGGTCATCGGTCGACAACGCCACCAACAACGAAGACCGCATCAGCGACGTAGCCCGGCGATGCGCCGTCGACGTCAAATGCAACTGCGGCGACAACCGCTCCAGCATCGCCGGCTCCAAGCCCTCCGACACCGTGTCCGGCGCCACATCCCAACCCTCATCGACGATGCCGAAACACACGTCATAGCCGTACACCGCCCGCTGCGCCCGCACCAGCCAGCGGTCGCCGTCCGGCGTCTCCACAGCCTCCTTGCCGTTCGCCCGCGACACTGTCCAGCCGGCGGTCTGCTCAGCCCAGCGCCACGCGGCCCGCTGAATCTCCCGGCAGATCGCCACATCGCTACCGGTGTGGATCAAGGTCTGCGTCTCGCCGAACAGCTCCGCGTTGTCCAGCCGCCACAACGCCATCCCCCGGATCCGCACCGACTTGCCGGCCCGGCGCGGCGTCGACTCCACCACCGACCGGTGACACAACGTTCCGTCCTCGCGGTGCTCCAACTGGCGAGTGATCGCCAACCGCTGCCACCACCGAAGCCTGATCCGCTGCGTCCGCTCGATCCACCCGATCGAATCAGCGCCATACGACCCCACCGCATCGGCCGGCGGCGGCGACATCGCCAACGGCGGCGCCGCATCCTCCGGCACCTCGCAGAACTCCACCAGCCACGGGTACCGGGCCAGCACGTCCGGGTTCCACGCCAGCTCAGGCCGGATCTCGTAGTCGTCGGGATGATCTAGGGGAGAGAGATCTTGACA